TGGATATTACACGAGAATCAAACACCACAATTACTAACTCCGGCAAACACGGATAGGGAGGTTCAATAATGTCAACAAAACTTTATAACAACAAAACAGTTGCAGTAAACAAAGCATCAGTTGGCGACGCCAACTCCGGAGCATTTGCCTATAAAGGATTTAGCTCAAAAGAATATAAAAGGAATTATAAACTTTATGATATTGACCTGGTAAAACAAGATATCATTAATAATTTTTATATTCGAAAGGGAGAGAAGTTAGAAAATCCAGAATTTGGCACAGTAATATGGGACATTTTATTTGAACCATTTACAGAAGAAGTTAAAACAATCATTGCCAAAGATGTTGAAGATATTGTAAATTATGATCCTCGTGTTGTGGTAAATGCGGTAACAGTTGATTCAACAGACCAAGGTATTAGGATTGAAGCAGACATAACTTATATTCCATTTAATGTTAACGAAAGAATGACGTTTGACTTCGATAAACAACGTTCAGTCATAAACTAAGCAGTTAATTTTGTTTGGTAAATATGATATAGGGAAGAAAAATGACAACAACCGCTAGACAAAACAATCTAATTCTTAATCAAGATTGGACAAGAATATATCAGACATTTAAGAATGCTGATTTTAAATCTTACGACTTTGAAAATCTACGTAGGGTTATGATCACTTATTTGCGTGAAAATTACCCAGAAGATTTTAATGATTATATTGAAAGTTCAGAGTATCTAGCACTAATTGATGCTGTTGCATTTTTAGGACAAAGCCTGGCTTTTAGGATTGATCTAGCCAGCAGAGAAAACTTTATTGAACTTGCAGAACGTAAAGATTCTGTTTTACGCCTAGCTAGAATGCTAGGATATAATCCTAAAAGAAATAAGCCAGCAGCCGGTTTATTAAAATTTACTTCGGTGTCAACAACAGAAAGCATAGTTGACAGCAACGGAAAAAATCTTGCCCAACAAATTATTTCTTGGAACGATCCTACAAATTCAAACTGGCTAGAACAGTTTATTATCATATTGAATGCTTCAATGGCAAGCAATACAGAATTTGGTCGTAGCCAAGGTTCTGCAACGATTCAAGGAATTCTCACAGAACAATATAGATTTAATTCGATATCAACAGACGTGCCAATCTATTCTTTTAGCAAAACTGTTGCAGGCCGCGCCATGGTATTTGAAGTTGTTTCAACTTCTTTTAAAAATGCTCAAGCACCGTATGAAGAAGCTCCGGTGCCCGGTAATCAGTTAGGATATATTTACAGAAATGATGGCAGTGGACCTGGATCTGCTAACACCGGATTTTATTTGATGTTCAAGCAAGGAAGTTTAGAGCTTGCTGACTTTGCTATTGATGTTCCTACCACCAATGAAAAAATTGCCGTAGACAGCGCAAACATCAATAACGATGATGTGTGGTTGTTTAAATTGAGTTCGGGTGGTGTACAATTAGATCAATGGACACAGGTTGCTAATTTAGTTGGCAACAATATTGCATATAACAGCGTATCACAAAATATTAGAAACATTTATGCTGTACAAACAAAAGAATCTGACAAGATTGATCTTATTTTTGCAGACGGCGTTTATGGTAATTTGCCGCAAGGTACATTTAGAGTTTATTATAGAGTAAGTAACGGTCTTTCATATATCGTTGCCCCTAATGAACTTAGAGGAATTACAATTGCTATTCCTTACGTTAATAAACAAGGAACTAGACATACAGTATCTATCAACCTTGCATTACAATCTTCAGTTTCGTCTGCAGCACCTTCCGAAGACATAGATACTATTAGAACTAATGCTCCGGCGCTTTACTATACACAAAATAGAATGATTACTGGAGAAGACTATAATCTTGCTCCATTGTCAAGCAGTCAAGATATTATTAAAATTAAATCTATTAATAGAACCTCTAGCGGAATTTCAAGAAACTACGAAATTATTGATGCTTCTGGAAAATACAGCTCGGTGACAGTATTTGCCGACGATGGTTACATTTACAAAAAAGAATCTGAAAAAACTCAAACTTTTAAATTTGCCAGCAGAGTTGACATTATCAATTATATTAGACAAGCCTACGAGGTTCTGATTAATCAGGACTACGTATACAATTATTATCTAACTAAATTTGATAAAATTTTATTTGGTGACACCAATATTCGCTGGGAATCGATTACAACAGATATAAACATGTCTACCGGATATTTTTATAATTTTGTTGACAGTTCAAAATTAAGAGTTGGTTCATATTCAACAAACAGTTTGAAGTATATGGCCAAAGATACTTTAATTAAATTTGTACCACCGACAGGATATGCTTTTAAAAATGGTGCATTGGTTACGTATAATGCAGCAGATCCATATCAAACAACTAGAATATGGACCAAGGCTGTGCAAGTAGTTGGTGACGGTACTGCCAACGGAGTTGGCACACTGCCAAGCGGAATCGGAGCAATTACATTTAGTGATGTTATTCCGTCTGGAGCAGTTGCAGTACAAATTATCCCTAAATTTATTAACGATTTACCCCCCGCATTAGAAAATGAACTAGTAAATCAAATCTATCAAAATTTAAACTTTGGCGTTCGATACGACATTGCTACAACTACATGGAAAATAATTTCAGCATCTAACGTAAACTTTTCAAATAATTTTACTTTAGGTAAAGCTGGCGATACTACAGATAACAATCTTGATTCATCGTGGCTGATTGCATTTGTAAAAGAAGCCGATCAGTATTTGATTCGTATTAGATCTATTGAATATATCTTTGGTAGCGTTGAGCAGAACAGATTTTATTTTGATTCTAGCGAAAAACAATATAATGATCGATTAGGCAATGTGGTAAAAGATCAAGTTAAGGTATTGAGTATCAATCCTACCAGCGACGGAACTTCGTCTTTAAATCGCGACTATTCTTTCGAAATTGTTGACACTATAAAATTTGAAGACGGGTTTGAAAGTTCAACAGAAATACAGGTAGCATTTAAAGATGGCGACGATGATGGAGTTATTGACGACCCAGAATCTTTTATTGAAGTTGCAGGGCAGGATATCGATCTAGGCTATTTGTTTTTTAAAGAAACAGCAGATACTTATGGAAATGTATCAGATGTGTTAGTTGACACTTCTGTCACAAAAATACGCCTCTTCTTAAAACAAACATCAGTTACTGATTTTGTAACTTGGCCAGACGGAACAGCTATCACTGACGGCGACTTGGTATATTTTTATGACAGCAACGAAGATAGAATTATGTCTATTGACACAGCTACAAATACATTTATTTTACAACCGTCATACAAAGCATACGTTGGAAGACAAGGTTTGAAATTCCAATACATTCACAATGCCAGTGTTAACAGAAGAATTGATCCAAGTTCTAGCAACATAATTGATATATTCTTGTTAACTCGAAATTATGATACCGCATTTAGAACATACATTGCTGGAGGCTCAACAGAACCGTCTCCGCCGACAACTGATCAATTACGAATTAATTATGGATCTACATTAGATTCTATTAAATCTATCAGCGATGAAATTATCTATCATCCTGTAAAATATAAAATTTTGTTTGGATCTAAAGCTGATCAAAAATTACAAGCAACATTTAAAGTGGTTAAAAATCCATCACAATCGATTAACGATAATGATCTAAAGGTTAGAATTATTTCAGCTGTTAACACATTTTTTGATATTAACAATTGGGATTTTGGAGATCGCTTCTACCTTAGTGAATTGGTTACCTATGTAATTAATTCAGTAACTCCGGATGTAAGCAACATGATTATAATCCCAAAACAGTCTAGCCAAGCATTTGGTAGTCTTTTTGAAATACAAAGCAGAGCTGACGAAATTTTTGTCAGCGGTGCAACAGTTGACGATGTTGAAATAGTAAAAGCTGTTACAGCAATTGAAGTTAGGGCAGATGTTAATTCTATAGTATCGAGTACTTAAAGATGGCAAACAAAATATTTCCAAAGAGCGGATTACCTATTAGAAGATCTGTAGATCTTCTACCTCAAGTTTTTCAAACACCAACTAATGAAAAATTTATGGCTGGAGTCATTGACCCATTAATTCAGCCAGGAGTTTTACAAAAAACAGTCGGTTACGTTGGAAAAAGGTATGGAAAAACCTATAACGGTTCGGATATCTATCTTAATACTGATCAAACGCTTCGTAGCAGATACCAACTAGAGCCCGGTGTAATTATTAAAAATCAAGACGCCGGAGTAACAACTCATGCCCATACAGTTTCTAACGACATTGAAAGTTTTCATGATTATCTTGATTTTAAAAATCAATTAAAATTCTTTGGAAACGAAAATGAAAGAGATGATCTAATAACCAGCCAAGAGCATTATTCTTGGAACCCCCCAATCGATTGGGACAAGTTTATCAACTACAGAGAATATTATTGGGAACCTTCTGGACCGCCTGCAATTCCTGTAAGTGGACAGGCAAAAGGAATTGTAAGCTCGTACAAAGTTTCTCTTGGAACGGGGTCGTCATTTATCTTCACCCCTGATGGATATACAAATAATCCGTTGGTAACATTGTATAGAGGACAGACTTACAAATTTAAAATAGATGCACCTAATGATGGGTTTGTAATTAGAACTAATTACGATGTTGGTACACTATACTTTAGGCCAGAAATGTCTTATTCTAAAGGCCAAGTTACTATATTTGACAGTAAAGTTTGGAAAGCTAAAGTAGACATTCCTGCAGGCGATGGCAGCACAATTACAACGGATTCTCAAGATTGGGAATATATTTCATTAGTATCAATAGGAACACCGTCTGATTATAATAAAGGTGTGACTAATAATAGAATCGAAAATGGCATATTAACTTTTGAAGTTCCGTACGATGCACCGGACGTATTGTACTACCAAAGTATAATTGATCCTAATAAATTTGGTCAATTTGTAATTTCAAATATTGAATCAAATACCGAACTTAATATAGAAAAAGAAATATTAGGAAAGTCTACATACACCAGTAGCAACGGCGTAGAATTTTCTAATGGCATGGTGATAGAGTTCACAGGAACAGTGACGCCAACCAAATACTCTACAGATAGCTGGGTAATTGATGGTGTTGGTGATCAGATTTCTCTAATTAAATTTACTGATTTAATTGTTCCTATTATTTCTGAATCAGTTCCAGAAGTATTATTTGACGATGGCGGTTTTGACACCGGCCCATTTGATGATGCTACCCAATATCCCGGACAGAAAGACTACATTACTATCAGCAGAAGCAGCGTGGATAGAAACCCGTGGAGTCGCTACAATAGATGGTTTCATAGATCAGTCCTTGAAAATGCCTACAAAACAAGAGGTCAGGATTTTCCTGCTTCGGAAGCTGCAAGAGCAAAACGTCCTATCATTGAATTTGTTCCGGGCTTAAAATTAATCAATCACGGATCAGTAGCCAAAGAGGCTGTGGATTTTGTTGACAATTTTACTACAGATGTATTTTCTACTATTGAAGGTAGTCTAGGTTATAACATAGACGGTGAGTTTCTATTTGAAGGTGCAAGAATTTTAGTAATTGCAGACCCCGATATATTAGCAAATAATAAAATTTATCAAGTTGAATTTATTAATCACAATGGTAGAACACAAATACATCTGAGAGCGACAGAAGATTCAGAACCGTTACTTGGCGAAGGCGTTATTGTAAAAAGAGGTAACGAGTATGGTGGAACAATGTTCCACTACAACGGATCTAATTGGGTTCAAAGCCAAAGCAAATCGAAAGTCAATCAACAGCCTAAGTTTGATGCATTTGATGAAAACGGCACAAGTTTTTCAGACGAAGCATATTACCCTACAACAACCTTTGCTGGAACAGAAATTTTATCTTATAAAATTGGAAGCAGTACTGCTGACTCTGAATTAGGATTTAGTCTAAGTTATCTTAATATTGACAATATCGGAGACATACAATTTAACTGGGTATGGGACACTGAGTCATTTTATTACACAGCAAATCAAGAGGTATTTTCAAAATCTATCTCAACAGGATTTTATCAAATAAATGGAAACAATGCCAACGGATGGATCACGACAGATAACTCTTTTATCCAACCAATCATTGACAGCACCATTGTTACGCAGTCTACTAATTCAGTTTCTTTAAATCCAGTTGATTGGAGTTTAGTAACAGATACAACGCTATTAAAAATTAATTTCTATTTAAACGGCGTTCGTTTCACAGATTCATATACACGGGCAGGATCGACATTTACTTTTGACAACACTACATTTGCAGATAAAGATGTTGTGTCTGTAAAAATAATTACAGATCTAGAGCCAAACGAAGGCTACTATGAAATTCCTGTAGGATTAGAAAAGAATCCTTTAAATCAAATTTTAACATCATTTACACTTGGTCAGGCAATTGATCATTTACTAAGTGCTGTCGAGTTTACATACGAATTTGGTGGTGCACTGCCTGGCGTGTCTAATTTACGTGACATTGTTGGTTACCAAAAAAACAGTAAGAGATTTTTAAAACATTCTGGGTTAACTCCTCTAGCAATTAATCTATTAACAGACAAAACTTCTAACATTGTTAAATCGATACAATATGCTAAAAAGTCTTATACTGACTATAAAAATAATTTTATTTTAAAAGCAACAGAAATAGACTTTAATGAAAATGTTGCAGATTTTGTTGATGATATCATAAATGAGTTAACAAAAACAAAATCAGAAAACAGCCCATTTGCAGATTCAGACATGATCGGTTCTGGAGCATATACGTCTATTGATTACACAGTTGATGACACAGGAATTAACACGTTTGCATTATCAGAAAAATTTGGATTAGATACTCTAAGTAGAAAAGCAGTATATGTTTATATAAATGAACAGCAGTTATTGTACACAAAAGAGTACGAATTTAATTCAACATTTGGTTTTGTAATATTAAAAGTTCAATTGAACAGAGGCGATCAAATCCAGATTAGAGAATATGTATCCACAGCATACAATCATATTCCGCCTACTCCGTCTGCGATGGGATTATACAAAAAATATACTCCTGCAAAATTTTTAGACGATACTTATGTTGTACCTCAAATGGTTATACAAGGGCACGACGGTAGTATCACAGTTGCCTATGATGACTATCGTGATGATCTATTATTAGAATTAGAATATAGAATTTATAACAATATCAAAGTTACTTACAATAGAGATATTTTTAATATAGACGATATCGTTGGAGGATTCTATTATACAACCAGCACATATTCTAAAGCACAGCTTGATAATGTAGTTGTTCAAGAATTTTTAAAATGGGTGCAAAATACAAATATTAATTACACATTGAACGAGTATTTTGACAGTGAAAATTCATTCACATATACCTATACTAATATGGCCGATCCTTCGGGAACTATTAATCTTCCTGGATATTGGAGAGGTGTATATCAATGGTTTTACGACACCGACAGGCCACATCGTTGTCCTTGGGAGATGTTAGGCTTCAGTGAACAACCAGATTGGTGGGAAAGCGAATATGGTCCTGCTCCTTATACCAGCGGTAACTTATTGTTATGGGAAGATTTACGAGACGGTATAATTCGTCAAGGCGATCGAGCAGGCACATACGATCGATATAAACGTCCAACAATAATAGGTCACATCCCAGTTGACGGTGATGGTAATTTATTAAGTCCTCTTGATTCAAATCTAGCACAAAACTTTAGTTTAATTAATAATCGAGGCCCATTTGTATTAGGTGATATTAGTCCTGCTGAATATGCATGGAGATCTAGTTCCGAATGGCCGTTTGCGGTTGTCATGGCAATGTCGTTATTAAAACCATTTGAGTTTATCAACGATAGTTTTGACATTTCTAAAACAAAAATTAATATCATTGGACAGACCGTACATTCAGAAACAAACTTATTTGTAACACCGGCTGACATAACGCTTCCTGGAGTTAGTGCAGACTTAACAGTTGGCCTTGTAAAATATCTTGCAGGATATGTAAAGTCGAGAGGTTTAGAATTAGCCGAATACGAAGCTAAATTACAAAATTTAGATGTAGCACTGTCGACTAGATTGTCTGGATTTGCAGATAAATCGCAACAAAAATATTTGTTAGACAGTAAGAGTCCAAAGTCATCGTCAAGTAGTATTTTTATTCCTTCAGAAAACTACGATATTATTTTTAATGTAAGTTCACCGATTTCTAATTTAACATACAGTGGAGTGATCATTGAAAAGACTGAAGGAGGATGGGTTCTTACAGGCTACGATAATATACATCCTTATTTTAACTATCATGAAGCCCGCCCTAATAAAGGAGACCCTCTTATTACAGTAGGCGGTGTAAGTGAAGATTTTACAGACTGGTCACAAGATACTAATTTTAACAATGGTAGAATTGTAAGGTATAGAAATGATTTTTATCGGGCATTAAAAACCCATACATCAACTGCTGAGTTTGATGCCACTCTTTGGAAAAAATTACCGAACATTCCGTTAACTGGCGGAGTTGAGGCACAGCGTAGAAGATCATTCAACACTTTAAATCCTCAAAAATTAGTATACGGTACCAAGTTAACGTCGATACAGGCTGTTGTAGATTTTCTATTAGGTTATGAAAATTATTTAATATCAGTCGGATTTAAGTTTGATAATTTTGATCCCACTATTAAATCAGCAACAAACTGGCTAACATCATCTAAAGAATTTATGTACTGGACCACCCATAATTGGGCCATTGGATCTTTGATTACATTAAGTCCAGCCGCAGAAAAAATTGATATCACAATGCCTGTGGGCGTTGCAGACAATTTACTAGACGGTTTTTATGATTATCAAATTTTAAAAGATGACGGTAAAGTATTACCGGTCGCAAATATTAATGTTAATAGAGGATTCCAATCCATAACTGTAGAAACAGTTAATACAACCAACGGAATTTATTTCTTAAAAGTTTATTTTGTTCTTAAAGAGCATGTAGTAATATTCAGCGACAGAACCGTTTTCAACGATGTTATCTATGACAAGACTACAGGATATAGACAGGATCGTATCAAAACTCAAGGCTTTGTAACAGTAGATTGGGATGGAGATTACACAAGTCCGGGTTTCTTATTCGACAATGTAAACATTCAGAAATGGCAACCGTTTACAGATTATAAATCTGGAGACATTGTTTCTTATAGAAGTTATAACTGGACAAGTTTAACAAATCAGATAGGAGTAGAATCTTTTGACGATACCTATTGGACCAAACTTGACAGCGATCCGAAGAAACAATTAGTATCAAACTTCGATTACAAAATTAATCAATTTGAAGATTACTTTGAAGTTTCTGCAGACGGACTAGGAAACAATCAAAGAAATCTAGCCAGACATTCGATTGGCTATCAAGAAAGAGAATACTTACAAAATTTAGCAGAAGATTCTGTTACACAATTTCAATTGTATCAAGGCTTTATTAAAGAGAAAGGAACAGCAAACTCGATAACAAAAGTATTTGATAAACTCAGCAATTCTGCAGCAGGCAGTGTAGACCTTAAAGAAGAATGGGCGTTTAGAGTTGGTAGGTTAGGAGGAGTTGATCAACTAAGAGAAGTTGAGATGACTCTAAACAAAGACAGCTTTGTAATTAATCCTCAACCTATTATTATTGCAAACGAAATATCAGATTCTATTTCCGACCAATATTATAGAGTACTTAAAACTGATTTTACAATTGATCCTGACAAATATTCAGTCGATATCAATCCTACTACAGATGATCTGTTGCTTTCTCGCACTCCGGGTTATGTAAAAACAGATCAAGTAAATTTTATAATTTCCTCTCGAGATTCGATATTGGATTTAGATATTGCTAATTTTAATGAAAATGACAATGTTTGGATTACCTTTGACAACTATTCGTGGACAGTATTGCGATATAATCAATCTCCAATTTTGATTATTACAAACATTACAAAAGAAAAAACTAAAGTTACAATTGAATTAGGAAGATTCCACGAGTGTAAAATTGACGACATTGTTGGTATTAAAGACATTGTTAATTTAACTGGATTCTTTAAAATAGTTTCTGCAACTCCAAGAACTATCACAGTAGAAGTATCGGCAAAAGCTCAACCACCAGAATGGGACGGCAGTTCAATTGTTAATTTAAATCTATTCACAGAAGCAAGATTTGCTAACTATGAACAATTGAGTCCTCAGCAAGCAGCTTTATTAAAAACTGGTTCAACAGTATGGATTGATAATAATACAACAACTGGCTGGGAAGTAATAAAAAAGAAAAAACAATTTGTTACTAAAGAATTGATCGATGCTGGAATTGCAGAGCCGTCACATTTAGGAACTAGGGTAGTTTACAACTCGCTAACACGTCAAACATTTGCCAGCATCCCAGATACTGGATATGTGATGGTGTATGCCCAGTCATTAAACGGCATCGGAGTTACACAGGTATTAACTCCGGCCGAAAGCATTAGACCAAGTGTCACTGGATCGTTCGGCAAAGCAATGGCTCTTAGCCCAGACGGTAAACAATTAATTGTTGGATCTCCACTTGCAGGATCTCTCAAAAGCTATTATAAAGGAACATTTAATCCTTTAACTGCGTATGCACCAAATGAGATTGTAGAGTGGGATAATAGATTGTGGGTTGCTCAAGTATCTTTAGCAACACCGCCGTATCCAAACTCAACATCAACCGTGTGGCTTCCGCAAGGAATAATTCCAGTAACCACGTCTGGTACTAGTTCGGGCTTTACAAAACAAGGTATGATTTCAGTGTACCACTGGACTGGACAGCGTTGGCAAATTACTAATTCATATCTAAGTCCTCGACCAATAGGCAATGAAACCTTTGGTTCTGAAATAACAATCAGTCAGTCTGGCACTACTTACTATGCATCAGTGGCCGCTAAAGCGGCATTTGGAAATAAAGGCAGAGTGTATCTGTTTAAAGGAACCACACTTGGCGACGACTCTGTAAGTTGGGAAATCTTGAATATAGACAATACTGATTTTGCACTACCTCAACAGATTGCATTAGGGTCTGATGGTTCGAGTGTAAATTTTGATGTTGAAATAATCAAAGATGGTGACGAGTTTGGTACTACATTAGCTACCAGCGGCGATGGCACAGTGTTAGTAGTCGGAGCTCCGAATAGTGATGGCCAATATTTTGAAAATTATAGAGGCTGGTGGAAGTCTGATATTATCTACAATCAAGATGATGTAGTAAAATATCAAGACAACTATTATCAACTTGCAGACTCGTCTAGCGAAGTGGGGGTAGACCCGAGCAATGCCGGATGGGATGATGTCGGTGACAGCAGCGCACAAGCTTCTGGTAAAGTCTTTGTTTACAAAAGAGACACCGATGACAAATACAATTTAATACAAACGATTGATGCCGGATCATTGGTATTAATAGATGATACTCCTTCAGTAGTAAATTCACGTGCAATTGTAACTTCTAGCGTTGACAATTCAATAGTATTAAAGAATACCACAGGCATTGTAATAAACATGCCTCTACTGGTTACAGGCGTGTCGTTTGGCGGATTAATTTCTGGCACAACATATTATGTTAAAGAAATTCTACAATACGGAGTTAATGGAAAAATAAAAGTCAGCAGAACCTTTGGAGGCGGTGTAGTAGCCTTAACCACTGCTACAGGATCTTTAGAAATTACCGCAGGAGGCACACCCGATATCAATGTTGGAGATCAATTTGGTTATTCGGCCGATTTAGATTATACCGGATCTACATTGATCATTTCTAGTCCAAAAGCAGATGTCAATTTTCAAAATCAAGGTTCTGCGTATGTGTTTAAAACAGACAGTTTAGAATCAATAGAATATAGATTAAAACAAAAATTAGAAAGTTTTGAAAAATATCCTAATGAATTCTTTGGACAAAATGTTTCAATTAGCTCGTCTGGTAACAGAATTGCAATTGGTTCTAAGAATACACCGTTCACTGTACTGGCAAAATTAGATTCGACTAAAGAAACTACTTTTGATCAAGGCAGAACTAGATTCGTTGAACGTTCAGGATATGCCGGCGGCGTCTACGTATTTGAAAAGAAAAATGATCAATTCTTCCTAGTTGAAAAATTAGAAATCGAAGCATCACCGTACGAGTCTTTTGGTTATACTTTAGACTGTACTGATTCTGAAATTGCTGTCGGATCACCAGATTACCGAGCACCAGTTAACACTGGATCGAGTGTGTTGTTTGATGGTCCAATGATTGGTACTGTGAGATTGTTTACTAAAGACCCGTCGGTTAATTCGTGGGAAATTTTAGAACAGCAGAAACCATTGGTTGATGTAAGAAAAGTTAAAAGCATTTCAATGTACGACACGGTTAAAAATGTCAAAGTACAAGACATTGATTATGTTGACCATTCAAAATTAAAAATACTTAATTCAGCTGAAAAAGAAATTAAATTCAAAACACTATATGACCCAGCAACTTATACAATAGGCACAGACAATCAAGCAGTTGATTCGACAACAGCTTGGGCAGAAAAAAATGTTGGAAAACTATGGTGGGATCTTTCTAGAGTCAAGTGGAAATATTATGAACAAGGCGACATTGCATACAAGACCAGCAACTGGAACGGTCTAGTAGAAGGGTCAAGCGTTGATGTTTATGAATGGGTACAAACTAGATTATTACCAAGCGAATGGTCTATTGTAGCAGACACTACAGAAGGATTGGCGCTAGGTATCTCAGGGCAACCTAAATATCCAGATGATACAGTATATTCTGTTAAAGAATTATACAATCCAACCACAGGCGAAATTTCTGGAACTTTATACTTTTACTGGGTTAAAAATAAAACAACAGTACCTGAAAACATGCCAGGCAGGGAAATTTCATCTGCTACGGTTTCGTCGTATATTACCAATCCGGCTGCATCAGGAATTGCACACATTGCATTGATTGATTCCGATAAATTTATAGCTTATAATTTTAAATCAATCATGTCGTCGGATACTGCGGTATTGAACATACAGTATTTTAAAAATAGCGATAAATTAAATCCAATACATAACGAATACCAACTGTTAACAGAAGACCATATATTAAGTAGACCGACAGAAGCATTAGAAACTAAATGGTTAGACAGTTTGATTGGTGTTGATTCACAGGGCGGCCCGGTGCCCGACCCTAACTTACCAGCCAAACAAAAGTATGGATTGAGTTTTAGACCAAGACAAAGCATGTTTGTTAACCGTGCGCCTATACTAAAAATAATTGTAACAAAGGTAAATGAATTTTTATTACAACAACCTTGGGCTGATCAGATACTGATTGAAGATTTAAATTTAATAGATATGCCGCCCGATCAGGCATTAAATCTATACGACCAAGCGGTAGACACTTACGAAGCATTGCAGACAGTTGGTACAACTCGTGTGAAACAGGCCACATTAAGAGTTAATATTTCAAATAATCAAATATCCTCTATCGACATTTTAGATCCAGGATTTGGATATCGAGTAACGCCTGCCGTAAGCATTTATGGCGACGGTAACGGTGCATCGGCAACGGCTGTTCTTGATAACCAAGGCAGAATTGCATCAGTGACCGTAGTCTCAAAAGGTAAAAAATACAGTGAAGCAACAGCCAGCGTAAGACAATTTGCTGTGTTGGTTACATCTGACGAAACAACTAAAGGATTCTGGGGAATTTATTCTTGGGACAATGAGCGTCAAACATTTTATAGAAGTAGAGCGCAAGCATTTGACACTACTCGATACGGATATGCATATGACTGGTGGGCCGAAGGTTATTCTATAAAAACTAGAATCACAACAGAAATCCCAGATATAAGTTATGAGCCACTACTTACTACCAAAATTGGCGATTTGATCAGAGCAAAGCAATATGATACCGGAGACTGGGCAGTATTTGAAAGAGTTTCTGATAGTGCAGAATTCTTTGCTAGGTACAAATTAGTTGGCCGCGGCACAGGAACTATTCAGTTAGCAGAATCTCTTTGGAATAATAAATTGTCCGGTATTGGCTTTGACAATACTGTTTCTTTTGACACCGATTCCTATGACATCGACAACAGCAAAGAATTAAGAATTATTTTACAGCGTATCAAAGAATTTTTATTCATTGGCGAATATGAAAACGAATGGAATAAATTATTCTTTACATCAGTTCGATATGCACTTGCAGAACAACAGTATATCGACTGGGCATTTAAAACAAGTTTCTTAAATGCTACTCATTATGTCGGAGAATTAAAAGAAAAACTTAATTACAAAAACGATAACCTTGAAAGTTATCAAGAATACATAAACGAAGTTAAGCCGTATAGAACCACAATTCGAGAATATATCAGCAATTACGAAAAAATAGATCGTGTTGGATCAGCCAATACCGATTTTGATTTGCCACCTACATTCTCAGTAGCAGAAGGAAAAATATTACCTGTAACAGCATCTGACGAAACATCATTGGCCTACCCATGGAGATCGTGGCTTGATAATCACACATATGAAATTGTTTCTATAAAAATTTCAAATCCTGGAAGCGGGTATGTTCAAGCTCCAAATGTATTAATTACAGGAGACGGAACCGGAGTTGTTGCTAAAGCGTACATTTCTAATGGCAAAGTATCAGGTGTTTCGATAATAAATTCAGGAACAGGTTTTACATCAGCTCCGACTATATCATTAGTTGGCGGTAATGGATCAAGCGACAATACTGCAACTGCTGTGGCAATTATCGGAAATACAAAAGCTAGAACATTTAATCTAGGAATAAAATTTGACAGATTTACTAAAACTGGTTTATTATCTTCTCTAGATAATTTCCAACAATTTAGAGCTAACGGATACAGTGCAACATTTGAATTGGCTTATGCTCCAACGCGAGATAAGAGTCAAATTCAGGTGTTAAAAAATAACCAAGTGGTATTGAGCAACGAATACAATATCACGTTGTTTAAATCAAGCACTGACACATTCTCTTTACTAAAAGGTAAAATTATATTCACAGAAGTTCCAGCAGGTCCAAATGTAGCCACTGGATATCTAGGCGACTTAATTGAAATTTATTATGTAAAAAATGATGAATTATTAGACAGTGTTAACAGGATCAGCAAATACTACTATCCATTAACTGGAATGAAAGGCAAAGACCTTGGACAGTTAATGACAGGTATAGACTATGGCGGAGTACAGGTACAAGGAACGACCTTTGACGTAACAGGTGGCTGGGATGCGTTACCGTGGTTTACCGATGCATGGGACAGCGTTGAATCAAGTGCTGATTTTTATGTTGTCTGCGATGGTAGCACAACAAATATTACATTACCGTTTACACCATTAGATGGACAAGAAATAAATGTATATCTAAAGAGAACAGGATCCGGACTAGGCCGCTCACCAAAGACAATACAGACATTAGGAGATGATACAGCACCCACAGTGGTCTACGAACCAATTATTTCTAACCAGCCAACAGTTAGAATTGACGGAGTGGTAGGAACTGATCCAAATGCACTAATGCCTACGTTTATTGGCGACGGCTCTACTAAGGTAGTTGAAATTGGCGAGTATGTTCACACCAATGCCGGCGATACATTAATTTTTAGAACAGTTGACAGTGATGGATCTGTTACAATTAACGACACTAATTTATTAGATACTAAACTCAGCGGCGGGTCGTTTGCAGCAATGGGTCCGGCATATATTACTGCAACAGGAACACGAGCAGAAGATATAACCATCGACGGCGGTAAGTTGATCGGACCAGATCAAGTACCTGCTCCTGAAGAGAATATCCCAGGACAGATTCTTGACAGCGTTAGCATTAAAGTGTTTACAACAGATAGCGACGGTGCTGCACCTCTACAGACTAAAACACTAGTAGGTAACGGTAGCGATACAATATTTAAAATAGGTTTAAACATATTTGAATCTAATTCATTATTGGTGTATGTTGACAAAAACAAAAAAGAGTATCAAGGAACATCTTCTTTTGATTACTCTATAGATTTTGTATCCAATGAAGTATTGTTTAATACAGCACCTACAACAGGAATGCTTATTGAATTAATATCTTTTGGAATTGGCGGTGTTGCATTGTTAGATTATCAGGAGTTTATTGCAGACGGTGAAACGAATTTATTCTTGACCAATGCAAATTTTAAAGACACAGATATGGTTTCAGTATCGGTTAACGGAATTTACGAAGATACCGGGTTTATCAACAGCACGAATGTAGTAGACACATTAGAAAAAACATTGATACAATTTGGAACAACCCCATTGGCCAACTCAGTTATTAAAATTCTATCAATAGGCCCAGGCGCAACATCCTCAGGCATTGTTAGAGTGCATTCACAAGAATTTGAATTTGAAGGAAGCACACGAAGCTTTGAAATCGCTGATTTAAGCATTCAATCAAAAGGATCGGTCGTTGCATCAGTTGTGGTTGAACTTAATGGAACAATACTGCAAGGTGTGGATACTATATCAGCAATATATGACGGCGTAACAAATACTTTTGTTATTGGAGTAGACCCTCTCGAAGGTGCTGGTACAGTATTATCTTCTAACATAAAAGTTTTTGTTAATAACGAGTTAACAGAGTTTGTTAAAGATTATATCTACAACGGCCCGACAAAACAGTTGATAATCACTAAGGACATGTCCGAGGGCGATACTATTAAGATTGAAAATGATTTTAGAGCTGAATATACAATTTCAACAGATTCAACAGCTACAATATTAACTTTAAACAGTACGCTCCCAATGTCAACAACAAACGAAACAGATAATGACATTATCAAAATTACTTGGTTTAGTGAATATCCGTCAATGGAAATAGTGTCCGACGAATATGTTGGCGGAAAAATTAACTATCAGTTAGGATTTGCACCATTGGATGCTAGTTATGTATGGGTATACAAAAACGGAGAACGACTTGTTCAGGACAGAGAGTTTTATGTTTCTCTACCGCGTGGTGTTGTCTACTTGAAAGACTCCACAACAACTGATGATACTATTAAAATAGTATTATTTGGTTCTAAAATATATAGATCACCGAGCGCATATGAAATACACAAAGATATGTTAAACGGTTATTCTTTCAAACGATACAGTGTTGACAGTACAGTTACTCTAACCAAAGAGTTAACATATTACGATCAAGAGATTGTTGTGACAGATGCGTCAACGTTATCAGAACCCATGAGAGAAAGAAACATTCCTGGAACTTTGATAATTAACAGTGAAAGAATTGAATATCTACAAAAAACTGGCAATACGCTAACTCAATTAAGACGTGGAGTTAGCGGAACAGCTATTGCACCTATTCATAGTGCAGGAAGTTTTGTAGTTGATATTGGCAGAAATGAAACAATTCCTTACAAAGAAAGTCAAAATAAATTAGACTTTATAAGCGACGGAAGCACATTGTTAGTTGGCCCGTTAGATTTTATCCCAACGAAATCTAGCAGAATATGGACTACAGCAACAACTGTTACTATACCAGAAGAATACGGACCTTGTGATGAATTTGAAGTATTTGCTGGCGGAGAAAGATTGAGAAAAGATTCTCTACAAGTATACGATGAGTCACTAGGAGCATCTAGTCCGTCCTCGGACGTTGTTTTAGAAGCTGATTTTTCAGTAGATGGAGTTAGTCCGTACATTAGACTAACATCTAAAATACCAGCCGGAACTAGAATTTCAATTATTAAAAAGGTAGGCAATATTTGGTACGAAAAAGGTGCTACAACAGTCAGCAAGGGTATTACATTGTTAGAAAACAGTACTCCTATTGCTGCGTTCATAGCTAAAAAGACTACTAGACTGCCCGAATAAATACTACTATGGAATCACAAGAGACTAACATGCCAGAAAATAACGATCAAAACAAACAACAAACAACTCGCCCAAATGAAACAGGCGGGTTCCATTTTGAAGGACATATCAAAATTTGGTATCCCGAAACCGGCGAAATTGCTGTTGATAAACGAAATGCTATACATTACGAAAACATGTCAGTAGCAATGGTTAACAGTTTATCAAATCAAGGCAACGGAACCATATATGAAATGGTATTCGGCACTGGCGGCACAGTGGTTGACCCAACTGGATTGATAACATATTTGACTCCGAATACTATAGGAATTAATTCTAGCTTATACAATCAAACTTATAACAAAATTGTTGATCAAAACGTTATTGAAAATACAGATCCAATTAGAAATAAAATGGAGATACGCCATGTTAGCGGAGCAACTTACAGTGACATTATTGTAACCTGTTTGCTTGACTACGGTGAACCGTTAGGGCAAGAAGCATTTGATAATTCTGTTGATTTATCCGGCAACTTTGTATTTGATGAACTGGGATTAAAATCATTTCATCCAGAGGGCGGCAAACTGTTGACCCATGTAGTATTCCACCCTGTACAAAAATCTTTAAACAGATTATTGCAGATTGATTATACAATCCGCATACAGAGTTTAACTGGTTTCACTGAGGTCTAAACATGCCATATTCAATTAAATTTTCAGATAGTAATAACAAAACAGACCTTACGGTATACGACAACACATCAAATTTTGATACTTCCTTAGTATTTCCAGGTCGAAATCAAACAGGCTATGGACAAATTATTGCAGAGAATTTTTTACATCTGTTAGAAAATTTTGCCAACGATGAAGATAATAAACCGGTTAATCCAGTAGAAGGCCAATTGTGGTATGATACTACAAACGGTATTTTACAAATATGGGATAACTCGAGTTGGAAGGCAGCGTCAAACATACAAAAAGGTCCAACCGAACCTTCAGTTGATACGGCAAAGGTTGGCGAATTGTGGGTTGACACGACCAATCAACAGTTGCGTATTTTCTCTGGAGGAGAAAATGGTCGTTGGATTTTAGTTGGTCCGAGCGAAAGTTCGATTGATGGTTTAAGATACGGTCCTACAGTAGAAAGAATATCTGACAGTGATAATACAACTAGAAGTGTGTTGGTATTTTATATTGCTGACATTCCTGTTATTATTTTTAGTAAAGATACGTTTACACCTAAAGTTATTTTAAATGGCTTCCCAATTATTAAATCTGGTATTAATCTTAACGTTCCGAGTTTATCAGAAGCTGCAAATTTTGAAGGCGGATTGCTTCCTAAATTATACGGAACAGCTCTTGCTGCCGATGCATTAATTGTAAACGGAGACACAGTTAATTCTGGATTCTTTTTAAGATCAGACACAGCAAATACAATTTCTGCTGCTGGATTTAATATTGCAAATAATACAGGTATAACATTAGGTGCTGACAGAACATTTACATTATCAACAACAGCAACATCTGCAAGAATTTTTAATTCTCAAACTGGTAGCAGTATTGATCTTCAAACAAACATTGATGGAAGAGCAACGGCTATTATCCGAATAATTGATGATAAGGTTGGTATTAACAATGAAACTCCGGACGAAGCATTGGATATTATTGGTAACATAAAAACAACTGGATCGGTAATAATTACAAACTCTGATGAAAGTTCTAGTCTTAGCGATGGTAGTATCAGAACAGCAGGCGGAGTATCAATTACAAAAAATCTTAGAGTCGGCACTGATCTTGAAATATCAGGAACAACGATCCTAGCAGCTACCCAGCCTAAAACAACCGATACTTACAATTTAGGAACAGCGTCAAAACGTTGGAAAGAAATTAGAGCAAAAACAATTATTGCTGAAACTATTTCAGGAGTACTTGATGGCAACATCAGCGGAAATGCCAATACTGCTACTAACCTTAAAAATATTACAACCTTCCAAATGCAAGGCGACGTTATCAGTACTAACATTATTAGATTCGACGGACAGGTTGAAAGTAATACAAAGATTTTTAACACACAGTTGACAGCAAATATTATTTCTGCTAAACCTGAACCATCTCCTGCAGTTTCAAAATCGTCTGATTATGTATTGACCTACAGAAGTATTGGATCAACTGGTCTTTACAAACAAACTAGAGATACCTTTGTTGGCGACTTAGGAGTTCCTATCGGAGCAATACTTCCGTATGCTGGACCAAACGTTCCTTACGGATACTTGTTGTGTGATGGATCTGAAGTTGAAATTGCAAAGTATCAAGCATTGTATGATACTATAGGAGTTACTTACAATGGCTCATCAGTACTAAATGGTTTTAACACTTATCGATTACCAGACTTGAGAGGTAGATTTCCTCTTGGTAAAGACAACATGGATAACGGAGTTTCAGTTCCGTTGTCTACAGGATCTTACATTGATGGCGGTGGCGGTACAGCAGGACGGGTGCCTGACACAAAAGCACAAACATTGGGTGGAGATGCAGGGCAAAGTGCTGCAACATTGACACTGGGTAATTTACCGGAACATACACATTCATTCCAAAATGGCACAACGCAGTATTCTGCGCTACGTGTAGACACTGCAATTAATCCGCCAGCAACCACAGGCTTAGGACCAACAGCCCCAGGTCAAGCACAGTATTTTAATAATTCAGGACCGGTTACTAAACCAGACCCAACATTTGCATTAGCGCAACCAGTGGGTATTATGAATCCGTATCTAACAATTAATTATATTATTAGATCCGGACCACCTGCATTCAGTACAGTAATATAATATAAGGCGTTTAGGATAAGAACATGGCATATCAAATTAATAAAACAGACGGAACTATAGTATCTACAGTTCCAGACGGTCAAATAGATCAGTCATCCACTGACTTAACTCTTATTGGTAAAAATTACAGCGGCTTTGGTGAGATATACAATGAAAATTTAATCAAGCTATTGGAAAATTTTGCAAGTGCCGACACCCCAACTAATCCAATCCGCGGTCAAGTTTGGTTTGATACGTCAGAAAACAGAGTAAAAGTTTATAACGGAAATGAATTTATTCCAGTAAGTTCTGCAACAATTGCAGGATCGCAGCCTTTAACTTTGGGTGCAGGTGACTTGTGGTTTAATAGTATTGAAAAACAATTATATTTTTATGACGGTACTAGCACAATACTATTAGGACCAGCATATTCTGCTAGTCAAGGATTAAGTGGTCTCAAAGTTGTAAGTATTTTAGATACGCTGAATCAAACACGAGTTGTAACCTATCTATACAACAATGGAATATTATTGGGAATCTTTTCAAAAGATGCATTTACTCCAAAATCTGCCATTCAAGGATTTTCAGGATCCATCGGTCCAGGTTTCAATGCAGGAACAGTTGACGGTTTTAAATTTTATGCAACTGCTACAAATTCAGAACAACTAGGCGGAGCAGATGCTACCACTTATGTTCGTAAAGATACTTCAAACATTATTGAAGGGCAAATAAGAATTAACACTGATTTAGGTCTATCTGTCGGTAGTGCTGGTCAGGGATCGATTACTGTAAGCGGAGGAAATGTAATTGTTTCAAACTCTGCAACAAACCGAGACATTATTTTTAACGTTAGAAAAGGCATCGTACAAGAAGATGCTTTTAGAATTGCATCCGACTCTCGTACAGTTTCCATATACGACGGACAACCTGCCAGCCAAACAACAATTGGTGGAAGTTTAACCGTAGTCGGAGACCTTACAGTTCAGGGTAATTATGTAACTGTAGATGTAGGAACATTAATAGTTGAAGATAAAAATATTGTATTAGCTAAACAAACAGCTACAGTTCCAACAGATCAAAATGCCAGCGGTGGCGGAATTATTTTACAAGGCGCTAACAGTCATATATTTTTATGGGCCGATTCTAGCGGACTTGCTCCACAACAGTCATCAGCAGCCGCCACGTTAGCAGGATACAATGATTCAACTCCGCAGTTATTAAGTAATGCTTGGAATAGTTCAGAACACATTAATATAGCATCTGGCAAGACATATTACGTTGGCGGCCAGGCGGTTATACAGCCTAATGGAGATGGTAGCGGAAATTATCAACTTGGTACTATAATTACTGGGATTCCAGGAGTTACATCCTTTGGTACATTAACTCAGCTTAATGTTGGCCCAGCAAGTGTACCTACAATTAGAATAGAAAACAACAGAATTTCTTCAATTAATCCATCATTGCCAAATTTAGAAATTTCTGCATTAGGTGGTAGTATTGCATTACAGGGTACTCCTAAGATTACAGGATTAGGAACACCAGTCTCTGCCAACGATGCTACAAATAAATCATATGTTGATGCGTCAATTAGATCAAGGGCTGTGGTGTTAT